AACGCGAACGTGATTGATGGCTACATCTACACGGCAACGCTTGATCTACGGACAACCGCGATTTGTAAATCTCTTGACGGCCGGTTTTTCGAGTTCGGCAAGGGCCCCGAACCGCCGCAGCATTTTGGTTGTCGCAGCCGGATCGTGATGGTCACGAAAACAGAAGCGGAGGGCGACCTGCCAGAGGGCATGAAGCGTGCGGCGCTTGGCGGGCTAGTTCCGGCCGGCACGGGCTACGGCAAGTGGCTTTCCGGGCTATCCAAGGCTGATCAGGACAAAGCGCTCGGCGGCAAGGGCAAGGGCGTTATGTTCAGGCGGCTACTTAAGAAAGAATCGCCAGACCAGGCCATTCGCCGTTTCGTAAGCCAGGATGGCAGCGAGCTATCACTAAAGGAACTAGAGCGCAGATATGGCACCCCTAAAAAAAGGAAGTAGCCAAGAGATCATCAGCCTCAACATTCGCAAGCTGATGCGAGAGGGGAAGACAAGGGCGCAGGCTGCTGCCATTGCTTTTAAGGAGGCGGGCAAACGTCGCAGGGCTAAGGGCAAGTGACCGGATAAGCCTCCTGCGCTAGTGTTTGGTTGACGCTGGGACAAAACCCATGAAACTGCACAGCAAGTTTCAGTTATCAGTAGAGGGTCAGGAACCTAAAAAGGCAGCGAAGGCTGCGCCTAAAAAGGCCGCCGCTAAAAAGCCTGCCGAGAAAGAGTCTGCCTAAGATCGGATTAGTCGCTGTCAGCTAATGCCAGGCGGATACAAGGGCCCTAAAAAGCCGCAAAAGCCAATGGGCAAAAAGAAGCCCGGCAAAAAGAAGTAATGGCCCGCAAGCTACGGCGGACCCCTAAAGACAAAGAAACGGGCCTGCCTAAGAAGTACCTGTCAGGGGCAAAAAACCGCGCTGCTAAGGCGCGTGAGATCAAGCGCACAGCTGCGGCTTACAAAGCCGGAGAGGACATCGACATCAAAGCCGTCAGCAAATCAAGGAGCGAACAAGGTGGCACCAAAAAGAAAACCACTAAGCGCCGCAACCGTAAAAAGCCTCAAAGAAAAGGCTGAGGGCACCCGGTTCTTCTACGGGGAGCTGGCTGCTGTTTATCGCAAGGGCCAGGGCGCGTATCTGTCAAGCGGCTCTCGGAACGTACCGATGGCTGCCTGGGCAATGGGCCGCGTTAATAGCTACATGCGAGGCGATAAAGCACGAACGGCCGATGCGGCGATCTATGCCCGTTACAACAAGAAGCGCTAACGATGGCAAAAATCAAACGCGGGGGTCATGAGTTCGACGGCTACGACAAGCCGATTAGAACGCCTGGCCATAGCAGCGGGAAATCACACGCTGTTGTTATTCGACAGAACGGGAAGCCGCGCCTGATTCGTTTCGGGTTGCAAGGCGCCGCGACGAAACCACCGCGCAAGGGCGAATCTGAGGCTGATAAAGCAAAGCGCCGATCATTTAAGGCTCGGCACGCAAAGAACATCGCCAAGGGGAAAACCAGTGCTGCATATTGGGCAGACCGCGTAAAGTGGTGACGCAAAACCTTACGGGTTCATGTCTGAAGAAAACACTTTGGAGATTACGTCTCCTGAGCCGCAGAACAACGCTGAACTTGATCAGCTAAAGCAGAGCATCGCAAGCTTAGAAAAGAAAAATTATGAGCTGATTGGAAAGCTCCAAAAAAAGGAGTTGATCGGCGAAGTTCCTGATGATTACGAGGAACTCAAAGATTTCAAGCGCAAGGCAGAGCAGCTAAAGCTTGAGTCAGAAGGCAAGTACAGCGAAGCAAGAGAGGCCCTTGAAAAGCAGTTCAGGGAAGTAACTGCCGACAAAGACAAGCGCATTGCCGAGCTTGAAGCACGGGTGCGGGAGCTTGAGCTGATCACCCCGGCGGTTTCTGCCTTGGCTGATGTTGTCCACGATCCTGACCTGATCCTTAAAACTAAGCTGTCAAGCGATCAGATCGAACGTGAAGCGGACGGCACCGTTGTCGTGGTTGATGGTTATCAGCGCACGCCAGTAAGCGAGTGGGCCAAGTCCCTACCGTCATGGATGCAGAAGCAGCCAAAACCACAGGGCAGCGGCGCACCTTCAGGCCGGAGTGTCGGTGAAATCCCAGCAGGAACAAATAACCCGTTCGCGCCTGATAGTTTCAATCTGACCGAACAGTCGCGGCTATTTCGGACTGACCGTGATTTATATGATCGGTTGAAAGCTGCTGCGAAACGGTAAGATGCAAAACAAGGCGATGCTACGCGGAGCCGTTTGGGTTACGCCCACACCGTAAAACCATTTTCAATGAGGATCTGTCATGGCGACTCTTCGCTCTGACATCATCATTCCCGAGGTATTTACGCCCTACGTCATCGAGCAAACCACCCAGCGTGATGCCTTCCTGGCTAGCGGTGTGGTGCAGCCGATGGCTGAGCTGAATGCCCAAGAGGGTGGTGATTTCATCAACGTGCCTTTCTACAAGGCAAACCTTCCCGGCGATTTCGAGGTGATGTCTGACAGCACCTCGCTGACTCCTGAAAAGATCACCGCCGACAAGCAGATCGGCGTGATTCTTCACCGTGCAAAAGCCTTTGAGGCTCGCCAGCTTGCAGCTCTGGCTGCCGGTAGCGATCCCATGGCCGCTATCGGTCAAAAGATCGGTGAGTATGTCGCCAACCAGCGTCAGAAGGATCTCCTGTCCTGCCTGGCTGGTGTGTTCGGCAGCCTGGGCTCCACCAGCAGCTCTGCCGCTTTCTTCGGCCTGACCATTGATGGTGAGTCCGGCGATAGCCCCAGCGTGCTAAGCCCCCGCCACGTCGCACAAGCCAAGGCCCTCCTGGGTGACCAAGGCGAGAAGCTGACCGCAATGTGCGTTCACTCCAAGGTTTACTACGACCTTGTTGAGCGTCGTGCGATTGACTTCATCTACGACAACACCGGCGCAGCCGATACCGGCGCCACTCAAGGTTCGACCGCTAATGCCTTCGGCAGCCCGAGCGTTCCTACCTTCATGGGCCTGCGCGTGATCGTCTCTGACGATGTGCAGACCTCTGGCTCTGGCGCAACCACCGAATACGCCACTTATTTCTTCACTCAGGGCGCTGTCGCTTCTGGTGAACAGATGGCGATGCAGACTGAAACAGATCGTGACATTCTCGCCAAGAGCGATGCAATGGCCATCGACCTTCACTACTGCTATCACCCGGTGGGTTCTAAGTGGGCCGTAACCGACACGAACCCCACCCGTGCCACCCTGGAGACCGTCGGCAACTGGTCGAAGGTGTACGAGACCAAAAACCTCGGCATCGTTCGCGCCACCAACCTTTCCAACATGGACTGACGGAGGTAACTACCGATGGCATCACTTTTTGAGGTAACAGCTGGCGGAAAAATCGGATACGTCTCTGGCGGTTCCGTGACTCAAGGCGCCAGCCTTGGCAAAACCACAGGCGTCACCCTGAACGCCGTTTGTGGGGCAATTACTTGCGATGACGGGAACGTCTCGGCAGCTGCTGAGTCTTCTTTCACCGTCACCAATGACAAGGTTGCCGCCGGCGACGTGGTTCTTGTCAACCATGCCTCCGCCGGTACTGCCGGCGCCTATCTTGTGCAGGCAAACTCGATCGCAGCAGGATCTTTCAAGATCACTATTGCGAACCTGTCCTCCGGCACCTTAGGCGAGGCGATTGTGCTGAACTTTGTCGTTATCAAGGGCGCTAGCTCCTGATGGGTCTGTTCGCTTTTAGGCGGATGCAAGAGCGTGAGGCTGCTGCGAAAGCGGTGGCCTCTGCTCCCAAGCCAGCCGAAACCAAGGCACCAAGCAAACGCAAGCGAGTGAAAGCTGATGGCAGTAACAATCGACGCGACAGCGGGCGGGGCGAACGCCAACAGCTACATCACGCTGGCACAGGCTGACGCTTACGTTGAGGCGATGATTAGCAGTACCGATGTTTCCAAGTGGAGCACCGGAACAGATGACACGCGAAACAGGGCGCTAGCAGCAGCGACGCAGCGCTTGGATCGTGAGAGATTTCTAGGGGCAAGGGCGACGGATACGCAGGCCCTGCAATGGCCCCGTACGGGCGTCAGAAAGCCTGACACCTATGTGAACACCTACGCCACCGGGTTCCCCTTTCGGATCTCAGAGGATTACTTCACGGACACGGAGATTCCTGACCAGATCAAGCGAGCACAGATTGAGCTTGCGGTTTACCTGCACAACAACACGGACGGCATCAGCCTGAGCGGCTTGAATGATTTCAAGTCGATTCAGGTTG